GGACAAATCAGCAGATAACGATCACCCCAATGATGCTGGTGGGTACTTCATCGTGAAGGATTACCCGATCGTGAAACCGGCATACTCAATCACCATGGACACCACTTTCTGATATGGCAAACGACGATATCACCTGGGTTCGACCAGAACACCGGGCGGCTTCTGCTGCCTGGCGGAAATACAGGGACTTCTGCAAAGGAGCTGAGGCCGTAAAGGCGGCAGGTAATAAATATCTGCCTTATCTCGACCCAACCGATAAATCCACGCGTAACCGCAAACGCAACGAAGATTATCTGAGCCGAGCGGTGTTCTACGCCATTGCCGGCAATACGAAGATCGGCATGCTTGGGATGGCGTATCGCAAAGACCCCACGTTTAACGGTCCGGAGAAGCTGAAGTACCTGTTGGACAATGCTGACGGGGCCGGAACCAGCATCTATCAGCAGTCACAGCTGGTGGCTGAGAACGTGCTGGAGGTGGCGCGAGAGGGGCTTTATGTCGATTACGCAGAAGCCTCCGATGAGGCGATCATCCTCCGCTATCCGGCAGAGAACATCATCAACTGGAGAACAAAGCGCATTAACGGGCGCGATCAACTGGTGCTGGTGGTGCTGCGCGAATGCGTAGAAGAGTCGGATGGTTACTCTTACAAGGATGAAATCCAGTATCGCGAGCTGGCGCTGGAAGAAGGGCGGTTCATCTGCCGGGTATGGCGCCGGGCAGGTGGCACCGCAAGCGGAACCTACACAGTTGACAGTGAGTACCACCCTAAGCCGAAAGGAAAGGACTACTGGGATGAAATCCCTTTTACCTTTGTCGGCGCTCAGAACAACGATCCCACTATCGATGATTCACCGCTGGCTGCGCTGGTGGAGATAAACCACGGTCATTACCGTAACAGTGCTGACTATGAGGACAGCGTGTGGTTCTGTGGCCAGGTGCAGCCGTATATGACTGGGCTCGATACCGGCTGGCGCGATCACCTCGAGAAGAAGGGCGTGAAAATTGGTTCCCGATCACCGCTTTTACTTCCCAAAGAAGGCTCGTTTGGCTATGCCCAGGCGCAACCGAACATGCTGGCTAAAGAGGCCATGGACAGTAAGCGCGATTACATGGTGCAGCTTGGCGCCCGGCTGATTGAGCAGAACGCCACGGCGAAGACTGCTACCCAGGCGAGTGGTGAGCAAACATCTTCCACATCCGTGCTCGGTATCTGCGTTTCAAACGTTTCTGAGGCCTATACGCTGGCGCTTGGCTGGTGTGCGAAATACCTCGGCATCAAGGGCGAAACGACGAGTTACACCATCAATCAGGAATTCATCGCGAAGGTTGCTGAGTCGGGCATGGTGACGGCAATCGTCAATGCCTGGCAGTCCGGTGCGCTGCGCGATAGCGATATGATTCGCGCACTGCAGAAGCTTGATCTCATTGACCCGGCCGACAGTCCGGACGAGGTTATTGATGCGCTTCGCAATCAGGCACCCACGTTGACGGGAGGCTGATATGCCCACCATTAACGAAAGCCTACGAGATGAATCAATCGCACATTCCGTCTGGTTAAGCCGCTACGCCACTGGAGTGGCAAACCGGATGGTGAAGTTGCTTAACGAGACGGACGCAGACCTTTCAGCGCGGCTACTGGATGCGCTGGATAGATTGCCGCCAGAGAGCTTCACCGTTAGCCGTCTGGAGAGTTTACTGGGCAGCGTGCGCGATCTTAACCATCAGGCCGTAGCCACCATGCAGGCAGGGCTCGAGAGTGAGTTGGTGGCGCTGGCAAAGAACGAAGCCAGTTATCAGCTGAGCCTGTTCGATTCCCTTCTGCCATCACAGGTCCTGTCTCACTATCCGCTGCAGGGCATTACAGCCGATATGGTGTATGCCGCAGCAATGGCACAACCCTTTCAGGGACGACTGCTGAGTGAGTGGGCGGATAATCTGGAATCGGACAGGCTGGCGCGGATCGTGAATGCCGTACGTCGGGGGTATCTTGCCGGCGAAATGGTAGAGACTATCGCACGCAGTGTTCGCGGCCACGCCAATAAAGATTATCGCGACGGCGCGCTGCAGATGAGCAGGGCAAACGCCGCCAGCATCGCTAAAACAGCTGTGAATCATCTGGCTGCCACAGCACGCAACAGCTTCACCAGTGCCAACAGCGATATCGTTAAAGGCAAACAGTGGCTGTCGACGCTGGACAATAAAACCAGCCACGACTGCATTATTCGTGACCTGCTGCGCTATACCCTGGATAACAAACCTGTCGGGCATAAGGTGCATTACCTGCAGGGACCCGGGAAAATTCATTTTTGCTGTCGTTCTACTGAAACCCTGATCCTCAAGTCGTGGCGCGAACTCGGCATTGATATCGATGAAATGGACGAGGGTACCCGCGCCAGTATGGACGGGCAGGTCCCGGCGAAAACCACGTATATGGAATGGCTGAGGCGTCAATCGGCGCAACGACAGGATCAGGTCCTGGGTGCCGAGCGAGGTCGTCTGTTCCGTGCTGGAGAAATCGACCTGGCTGATATGTTCACTGACAAAGGCGAGTGGATAAGCCTGGAACGTCTCAAACAGCTTTCTGGCACCGAAACCTGACAACCAATCCTTTCTACACGCCCTGGCATCCGCCGGGGCTTTTTTATGGGCGAGGCCCGACAAAATCCCGAGGGGAAATTATGTTAATTCGAAACATGCTCATTAAATATTATTCGGCGGCTGGTGAAGAAGATAATTCAGGCGGCGGTGGTGGCGCTCCTGAAATCACTCCCGACATTCAGAAGCTGATTGATGAGCAGGTGTCGGCTCAGGTTACAGGGCTGAAAAACAAAAACACTGAACTGCTCGGAAAGCTCAAAGAGTCAACCGAGTCCCTCAAACGCTTTGACGGTATCGACCCTGACGCAGTGCGCGGCATCCTGCAACGTTTTTCCGACGACGAAGAGGCACAGCTTATCGCTGGTGGAAAAATTGATGAGGTTCTGAATAAGCGCACTGAACGCCTTCGCGCCGATTCGGATAAGCAGATCAAAGCAGCAAACGAACGTGCGGATAAAGCCGAAGCGTTCTCCAACAAATTCCGGGATCGCGTTCTGGGTGATGCTATTCGTGCCGCAGCGCTGAAAGCTGGCGCGCTGGCTGAAGCATCCGACGACCTGATCCTGCGTGCCAAGGGCACATTCCAGCTCAACGACGAAGGCGAGGCCGTAGCGGTTGATGCAAATGGCGATGTTCTGTTCGGCAAAGATGGCAAAACCCCGCTGACCCCCCTCGAATGGGCGGAGTCTCTCAAAGAGACGGCCCCGCACCTATTCCCTCGCGCTGAAGGTACTGGCGCGGGCGGACACAAGCCCGGTGGCGGTGGCAGCCTGAAACGTTCAGAAATGAGCGCCAGTGATAAAGCGGACTACATCCGTAAGCATGGCCAGCAGGCCTTCCTCAAACTTCCGAAATAAGGGATTAACCCATGTCTACCACTGTTAATAGTGACCTGATCATTTATGACGACCTGGCACAGACCGCTTTCCTCGAGCGCCGCCAGGACAACCTGGCTATTTTCAACGCGTCCTCCAACGGCGCGATCCTGCTGGATAACGAGCTGATTGAAGGCGATTTCCGCAAGCGTGCGTTCTACAAGGTGGGCGGCTCTATTGAATCGCGTGATGTTAACTCCACCGAAAAGGTGACGGGTAAGAAGATTGGCGCCGGTGAAGCAGTATCCGTCAAAGCGCCGTGGAAATACGGTCCATACGAAACTACTGAAGAAGCGTTCAAACGCCGCGGCCGCTCGGTTGACGAGTTTTCCGAAGTAATCGGCACTGATGTGGCTGACGCGACGCTAGAAGGCTACGTGAAATACGGCCTGAAGGCGCTGACGGCAGCTATTGGCGCCAACGCGGATATGGTAGTCACCGCCGATATCGAAACAGACGGTAAGAAGACCCTGACGCGCGGCCTGCGTAAATACGGCGATAAATTCAACCGTGTGGTGCTCTTCGTTATGCACTCCGCCACTTACTTCGACATCGTGGATGAGGCGATTGCCAACAAAATCTACGAAGAAGCAGGCGTTGTGGTTTACGGCGGGCAGCCGGGCACGCTGGGTAAACCTGTACTGGTTACCGACACTATGGACGCTGATGCGATCCTTGGGCTGGTGGCCGGAGCGGTTACCGTCACCGAATCTCAGGCGCCGGGCTTCCGTTCCTACGATATCAACGATCAGGAAAACCTTGCGGTTGGCTATCGTGCTGAAGGCGTGGTGAATGTCGACCTGCTGGGTTACAGCTGGGATACCTCCAAAGGCGATAACCCAGACCTGACCAAAATCGGCGCTGCAGGTAACTGGAAGAAGCACTTCACCAGCAACAAATCTACGGCTGGCGTGCTGATTAAGCTGGGATCCGCGGCGGGGGAGTAACGCTGTCAGCGGATAAAACCTCCGCAACCGCTGACAGCACCGATGCGGTAACTGTTTCTCTGAAGTACACACTGAATGGCTCCGGTGTATCCGGTAAAACCGTCGCATGGACATCCACAGGCGGCACGCTGAGCACGGCCAGTTCTCAGACCGGTTCTGCAGGCGGGGCGACGGTCAAACTCACCTCTGATACGGCCGGAACCTTTACGGTCACCGGTACTGTTGATGGTATTGCTAAATCCAGTGAGGAAATCACCTTCACCGCGCCCGCCGCTGGCTAACCGATGGGGCGTAAGCCCCATTCTACGGATGCTCAGATGATTAATACCGATATCATCGCCGCTGACGTTAACAGTTACGCCAGCGAAGACGATCTGAGATCGTTTGCCGAACTGAGAGCGATTGAGTTGCCTGAAAAGCTCGCGCCGTTATTGACTAAGGCGATGGACTATCTGGAAGGGCTTGATTGGGTAGGTTCCAAAGCCGACCCTCGACAGCCGTTGGCCTGGCCACGTGTGAACGTCATTCTGGATGGACACGATTTCCCGCCTGACCAGGTGCCGCGGCAGCTTATTACCGCACAATGCATGCTGGCTATCGAGGCGATTGAGGGCGATCTGCTTTCAAGCGTTCGTGAAGCCGCTGTGAAAACTGAACGTGTGGAAGGTGCTGTAACCATGACCTATGCGGTCGCAGATGGTGAAGTCTTCACACCGTCCTATCCTGCCGTTATGGCGCTGCTGGGCGACCTCGCTGGTGGTCGTGGTTACGCCATCAATGCATTTGTAGAGAGGGCCTGATATGGCGATTGATTACCAACGTATGCAGGCCAGAACGACCCGCATGCTCAGGCAGTACGGCGCGACGTACAACGTCACCCGTAAAGGTTCGGTAACGGTTATCGGCGGCGTTGAGCATAAAACTGAAGCGGTCCGTTTTACTGCTGTGGGCGTGAAGACCGAATACGCGCCAGGTGAAATTGATGGAACGGTCATCATTAACGGTGACGTGCAGATCGTTTTTACGGCAGAGCAGGAAATGAAAATCGGCGATCTGATCGACGTGGACGGCGTAAGCCACCGTGTAGTTAAACCTAACCCGGTGAAACCTGGCGCTGTGGTGCTCTGCTACAAAGCTCAGTTGAGGGCATAACATGGGCGATAATAAGGCGTTCACGGCTGCCATCACCGCGTTCGTGGACAATGCCAAAACGAATCAGGAAGCAGTCGTACGCGCAGTCGGCATTCGGATCCTTAATCAACTGGTGATGATGTCGCCAGTGGGCAACCCGGAGTTGTGGGAAGTTAACCAAACAGCCGTTTCCTATAATCGCGCTGTGTACGACCACAACGAGGCGCAACGGGCGAACCCCGACAACTTGACCAAAACTGGACGGCTAAAGAAAAAGGCACGGCTGGTGGATGGGATGGATGTCAAAGCGCCATCGGGCTATACGGGAGGCCGTTTTCGCGGTAACTGGCAGGTGTCCTTTGATGCACCAACGACAGACGAGACTGGCCGGATTGATAAGACAGGTGATCTGACAAAGGCGGCTGGGAACTACACGCTGTCACTCTTCAAAGTTGGGATGAAGTCCATTTTTTTCTGCAACAACGTGCCCTATGCCTATCCGCTGGAAATGGGGCATTCCACACAGGCTCCTGGAGGAATGGTCCGCATAACTGCAGCTGATTTTCAGCGATTCTTTGAGGAAGCAGTAATGGAGGTGACTAAATGATTCCCGATATCGCGGCGGCGCTGGCTGCAAAGCTCGGCGAGTGGGCTGATGCTGAAGATATCCCGGTTGCCTGGGAAAACGTGCCTTTCACACCGCCGTCTGATGGGCTCTATCTTGCCGTCCATGATATGCCCGCCACGCCGCGTACGGTAGACCTCGGTCTGCGCTGCCGGACTTATTCTGGCGTATACCAGGTTAACGTGGTGGCGCCGGCCGGTTCCGGGCGTACCTCCGCGGTTGCTCTGGCGGGCAGAGTTGCTGAGTTGTTCCCCGAAGGGCTGGGAATCGAAGGCAATGACTTCACCTGCTGGATTAGCAGTCAACCTGGCATATTCCGCGGTGTCCCTACATCTGTGTCCTACACAGTTCCTGTCAGCCTGAATTACAGGGCTGACATTATCAGCTGATTCCCTCTCTGATGCTCCACATCTGACCGGCTTAAGGCCGGTTTTCTTGTTTCTGAAGGAGAAACCATAATGGGCTTTGCTCTGCCTAACGGCGCTCACGTTTATCTGGCGTCGGGCTACGGCCCGGCTATTACGTTCACCGGCGCGACGAATGCCGAGCATGTGGTGATCACTGTCAGTGACCCCGATGAACTTGCGGCTGGCGATATCGTTCATGTGAACTGCAACTGGTCGGGTATTGATAACGTAATCGCGAAAATTGAAGCGATTGCAGACAGCGCTGTAACTCTGCGCAATATCAATACCACTAACAAAAACAAATATGCTGCTGGTGGCGGTTCCGGCTCAATCCGCAAGGTGCTTGA